GCAAGTAGAAATATCTTAAAAGAAGGTTTAAAAATAATATCGGGTGGGACGCTCGATAACACTGATGGAGACACAAGTAAGACTTCTGTAAAGAAGCGTAAGTCTGTGAAGTCAGAAGCCCAACCCATCGCCTCTGGCGTGGGTGGGTAGTTCACTTTAGGATCATGTTTTAAATAGATGGATGAAAGGGAGGTATAAGTAATGCCAAGAATCCAACAACCACATTACAACTTACACCAGATACTACTTGGCCAATACACTGACGGAGGCGAGTTTGTGTTGATTACTGGAGAGGACTACGTGGGAGGGTACCACGTTCTTCCTAATGAAAGAAGGTTCAGCGAGTTTAGACCGACGGACAAATCCGTTGAACTCTTTGAGAAGAAGATGAACCCAACTCAAGACATACTTAGATATAATCAGATAACTGGAAACAAGATTAACAGGTACGTCCCTCCCATCTCCTATCAACCCATGCCAACCATAGAAGAGTACAAGAAAGGGAATTTTGACAGATTCTTTGTTCAAAAAAGGAATAGCCCGCTCAACACGATAGTAGAAATTGACGGTGCTCAATTTAATCAGGTCAATACTTTGAACAATCCCGGCATAAACGGTGTTTTGTGGAACAGGCTTCAAATAAACTGGAGGATAAGCAAGATACCAAAAGAAGATGCTAAATACCTAAACCAATACGCACTTCAAGTTAGTGCCCCAAAATTTCCCGGAATTGGCGCTTTCCTGCCAAATCCGCTCGAATTTTACAAATAAGTGTTAAAGTTTGTTAATGGGCTTACCTGTTAAAACAGGTTGACTTACCTTTGCAGTAAAATGACTTTCGGTAACGAAAAAAACAGGGAAATTAGCGTAGGGATGTTTATGAACGACCCGAAACTTATCGTTCCGGTTTTGAGTGACCACAAAGCCCATTGGTGCACAAACAGGCTGTCTTTTGCCTACGTGTTTAATATCAGCACTCACCAAGAATTGATGTTGGGCTTCAACCACAACGATCTTCACAGATTTGATCGGAAGGTGTTAAGTCCCTTGGTAGGTAAGGATACCTTTGCGCTAAAGAAAAAATATTTGTATGGACTCCCTAACTGGGAGTCAATGCTTGATATTGAGATGGTGCACTGGTTTGCTACCAACGAAAGGTTTTATTACGAAGTAGATCGTACTGTAAAAAGGTATTGGTCTGACTTTAGAAACACTCCGAATGTAAACGACTTCATTCCTATAATGAGGCACTTAGAAACGTGCAGGTCTGTAAAAGATAATATTTTAACCCAACTAACCAGTATCACAATCTCAGAATCGTTAATCCGATACCAAAAAATATCTGACAACTTATCAGAGATAGAGATGCAAGGACTTTATGTAAAGGAAGCCTGAGTACATTATTTTATAGCGTATCTTTTTAAGATGTTTGAATATTGTGAGTACAACCCCTACTCCTTGACAGGTAGACCAAGCAACCACTTCAATCAAGTAAACTATGCTGCTATGAATAAGGAAGACGGAACCAGAAAAAGGTTCATAAGTAGGCATGGAGGCAAAGGAGGTCTGATGGAAGTGGACTTGAGCGGTTTTCACTTGTATCTATTGTACATGATTTGTGACATAGATTTCCCAAAGGATGTGTACTCTGATTTATCTAAGCACTACCCAGCTGGAGTAAATCCAAAGGATTACACCTTCAAGCAAATATATGGAGGCATCCACAAGGATTTACTTGACAAGGAGCCTTTTTATTCTATAAATGCCCTTGCTCAGTCTATATATGACAAGTTCATGGCGGGCACTTTAAAGACTTTGTTGTTTGAGAGGCCGATAAATAAGAACATGATAGGAGAGTCTACTAAGACTAAGATTTTCAACTACATGTTGCAGAATCTTGAAACAGAGTTTAACTCACTGCTCATAACAGAACTGTTACAAGGTTTAAGAGATAGCGGCACTAAGTTGATACTATATACATATGACTCTTTCTTGTTTGATGTGCACATTGATGAGCGAGATTTAATAATTGGCCTGATAAAGAAGGTGTTCAAGGAGATACCGTACAGTGTTAAGATAGGAAAAGACTATCAGAACATGAAAACAATAAAATTACCGTAATCCAATCACAAACCAAGGAACAGATATTTGTTATTAGCGGTTCGTTGCAATTAACAGATGAACAAACAAAAGTGTTGGCAGACATTGGTAGTCAATTTGTTTACGAAGGTGTAAATAATGAATTAAGAATAACTGAATTTGGAATACTTGAAATATTCCATAAGTATAAAGAGCTTGTTAGCAATGACCGCTAACGCTTTGCGGCTTTGTGTCTGTTTGCCCCTTGCACAATGCTTCAAGTTGCCACAAATGTTAATGGGGCAAATAGCACAAAACCGCTGTTACCTGCTGGGCGGTTTATCAGTAGGAAACTTAAAAAAATTAATATGAGTTTAGATGTTTATTTAACACGAAAAAAATGGATTAGCTACGATGCTGGCAAAACATTAACAGAGGAAGATGAGACTGTTTATGATGCAAACATTACCCATAATTTAGGTAAAATGGCAGATGAAGCAGGAATTTACGAAGCACTTTGGAGACCAGACGAAATTGGAAAATCAAAAGCAAGTGAAATAGTTGAACTACTTGAAAAAGGATTAGCTGATTTAAAGAAAAGACCAGAACATTTTGAAAAATTCAATTCCCCTAATGGGTGGGGAATGTATGAACATTTTGTCCATTTTGTCGAAAAGTATTTAGAAGCCTGTAAACAATATCCTGATGCTATTATCGAAGTGTCAAAGTAGCCTTGCACATAACGGTTCTCGGCTTGGCGAGGTTGGGGACTTAGAAGCACAATCGCTCAATTTTAATACAAATTTTTAATAGAAATATAAATTAAAAATTTAGAACAAAACCCCCAATCTTGCCAAACCGATGTTATGCGAGGTTATTTTGGGTTGCCGTTTGACTTTAAATTAACAGCCGAAAACGGAGATGTATTTTACATATCAAATAAATATTCCGATTTAATTACACTTTCAAAACTTGATTTGAGTAAATTTAAAATGCAACAGTTTACTGGAGTTATTGATAGAAATAAAACTAAGATTTACTTCGGTGATACATTAAGATTTGCTGATAAAGTAGAATGGTATCGGGGTAAATATTGGTCAAAAGTTGCATTAGGAATTATGTCAAAAAAACAGGCGTTAGACGAAATAGAAGCAAAGCCATACGAGGAGAGATTGATAGAAGAAAACCAAGATTTTGAATGGCTTTTGTCAAGTGAAATTCAGTCTTATTGGGAGGTTGTCGTATAATCTCGCATAACTCTTAAATATACGAAACTTTTGTCGTACTTTTTATGTTTTCAATCGTTTTGTTCTGAGTTGCGTGAAACTGGCGTTTTTTCAGAGATATAAAAAATATAAAAATAGTATATGCTTTTAGGAAAATATAACAAAAAAATATTTGGAATATGACATTAAATGTTGTATCTTGCGGAAAACGTTTGGTATCCGTAAGCGACTTCAATATTATCTTTTTTTAACCGTTTACAACAAAGTTTACCATTATGGATTTAGAAAAAATCAGACAAAAATTGGCAGAGCACAATGCTGCCAAGCAACAGCAAAAATCAGGAACTCAGGGCGATCCTCTTTTCTGGAAACCAAAACCCGGAACCCAGAGGGTTCGGATAGTCCCAAGCCCGCACAACCCGGACTTCCCCGGCACAGAACTTTTCTTCTATTACGAGTTTGGAAAGCCAATGCTTGCACCTTCCTCTTTCGGTCTGCCAGACCCTATTGTGAAGTTCTGCAACAAGTTGAAGGGCGAGAAAGGCGACAAAGAAACGGTTTCTAACAACTGGAAGGTCGCAAATAAAATTTCTGCAAAGAAGAGGGTATTTGTTCCAATAATTGTTAGAGGCACAGACGGTCAGCCCGATACAGGCCCTTTCTACTGGGGCATGGCTCCATCGTACTACGATGAGGTCTTGAAACTATATGCAGATGAAGACTACGGAGATATTTCGGACGTTGACAGTGGCAGAGATTTAACAGTAGAGTTTGTTCCACCATCCAAAGAAGGCGCATTTCCAGAGACTTTTATCCGTCCTAGAGGAAATCCCTCTAGGATGACTGATGATCCTGTGCTCTTTGAAAAAATCAAGGGCATCAAGAACATAGTTGATGTTTACAAGTGCCCAACAGAAGAAGAGCTTGAAGCAGCACTGCTCGCTTACATCAGTGGAGATGCTGGGGACGTAGCACAGGCAAAGGAAGATAAATCGGATACTTCACATGAGGTTAACAAGGTTGCAGATGAATTTACGGAAAAGTTTGAAAAGATTTTTTCAAAGCAAGATGTTAATGAACCTGAATCTTCCTTGTCAATTGACGATATACCATTCTAAATATGGCGAAGAAGAAATCCGAAGAAACCAAGAACGAGCAGATGGATTCGCTGGCCGAAGACGTGATGGCCGTCGTTAACAAAAAATTCAAAGACATCCCTAATTCACTGGTTTACATGTCAAATGCAAACCTTGTGACAGATTGGGTATCCACTGGATCGTCTATTTTAGATTTGGCGATATCTAATAGACCGAACGGAGGACTCGGTTATGGTATAATCTGTGAGATTTTTGGCCCATCCGCTTCTTCTAAATCTCTGATAGCAGCACATGTACTGGCCAATACGCAAAAGCAAGGTGGCCTTGCCGTACTATTTGATACAGAAAATGCTGTTGGTATGTTGGATTTCTACCGATCCTTTGGATTAGACGTAGAAAGAGCGATATACTCAGACAAACTCCGTGCTTTAGAAGAGATTTTTACGACAATAGCGATAATAATTGAGAGACAGATTGCAGCAGGCGAAGATAAGCCTGTAACCATCGTAGTTGATTCGGTAATGGGCGCTACTACTTTGGCAGAACTTGAGGCAGACTACGCTAAAGAGGGCTGGGCAACTGGAAAGTCAATTATCTTATCGCAGGCAATGAGAAAGATTACGAGTTTAATGGTTGGTAGGAAAATACTTATCATATTCATTAACCAAGTAAGAAGTAAACTGGGTGTCCAGTTTGGAGATAACACAACTACTTCTGGTGGTTTTGCCATAGGTTTCCACTCATCAGTAAGGCTAAAAACAAAACTTGAGCAGAAGCTGTATTACCCAAACACAAAGGACGAATATGGAAACACTGTAAAAGTTACTGTAATAAAGAACAGGCTTGGCCCACCGGGCAGAAGCGCGAAGTTCGACATAACCTATGAAAGTGGGATAGATGACATGAGTTCATGGTTAGAGGCGCTCAAAGACTTTGGGTTCCTTAAACAATCGGGCGCATGGTACTCCTACGAAAGTGTGGACAGGGAGACAGGAGAGCAGAAGATTCACAAATTTTTGGCTAAAGATTTCAAGAAGTTGGTTAACGAGGTTCCCGGAATGAGAGAGACTATATACGACCAGATTTGCTCTGCGTATATTATGAAGTACAACATTGGAGATGATTTCGACACAGATTCTATCATCAGGGAAGATGTAGTACATGATGAAGATTAATAATCCGTAAACCAAAATACTGGTGTTGAGTAAAGACTTGGCACCAGTATTATTTTAACTACCTAACATGATATATTTATTTAATACAAATAATGCTGTCACCATAGTTAGTGAAGGTTGTTGCGATTACCCGTGAGTACGCAAAATAATTGATTAATGCACAGGGTCTTTTGAACATAGTATCAGCGAGGGCAAGAGGAGACTGCCCAATGTCTGTCAGAAATACTTGATATCAATGTAAAGGTTAATAGAACAAACGCACAACCTGTTCGATCATATATAGTTATATCCTTAAAACCGAATAGAATGGTGTAGGAAGGAAAGGTTCTGACCATGTCCGATATGAAGCAAATTAGATACACACTATATCTTGTGTATTTCTATGACGTAAGTTTTACAAACCGAAACAAACTACTTGGCGTAGAGCCAGAACCATACATATACAATGCACTTGCTGGCGCACAGGAGGCGCACGAGTGTCTCAAACTATTACTGAAATGAACCTACTCGATGTGTTTAACCGAATGGAAGAGGATAGCACCGATTCTGTTAATGATAGAGTCTTGATAATTGACGGACTGAACACCTATCTAAGAATCTTCTCAAGTGTTCCCGTAATATCTGAAAACGGAGAACACGTAGGAGGTATTATAGGGACATTACGTTCTATTGCTAAGGAAATACGGGACTTCAACCCAACCCGTTGCATTGTTGTTTTTGACGGAAAGGGGGGGAGTATGAGAAGGAAGAAACTTCACCCAGATTACAAAGAAAACAGAGTTGGCAAGTACAACCTGAGAAGAGAGTACTTCTCCACCAAGGAAGAAGAAGACGCTGCCAGACACAAGCAATTGGTTAGATTGATACAGTATCTTGATCTACTTCCAGTACAAATAGTTTGCATAGATCACGTTGAAGCCGATGATGTTATTGCGTACATGACAATGCAATATTTCAACAGTCGTGCAAATAAAATACGCATAGTTTCCACAGATAGAGATTTTTTACAGTTGGTGTCTGAACAGGTAGAGGTGTACTCTCCTGTTAAGAAGAAGTTGTACGATTTGCACGCGATAGAGGAAGAATTTGGAATACATCCAAAGAATTATCTGTTGTACAGAATATTAGATGGAGATGACAGCGATAATATATCAGGAGTGCCGGGTATAGGTTTGAAGACTTTAAAAAAATACTTTCCAGAAGTGGTTAGTAAAGTTTTGGACGTGGAGTATTTAGTAAACGAGTCAGAGAGAATGGCCTCAACAGAGGGGAGAAAGAGACCTTCAAAAATATACCAAACAATACTTGAAAACAAGCATATTATATCTCGAAACATGGACTTGATGCAGTTACAAGATACTTACATATCATCAATCAGTAAGGTTCGGATAGTAGAGATATTACAACAGCCTATACCAAAGGTTGATAAGGCAAGGATGAAAATTTTCCTCGCAGAGGACTACCTGCATACATCGTTTTCAAACTTTGATGGGTGGTTAAACAGTACCTTCAACACACTAAATTTATGGTCAACAAAGTAGATACTTTTGAATACGGATACTCCGTTCAAGCAAAAATTTTAACCTGCATAATAACAGACAGGGAGTTTACTACTCAAATACTGGATATTTTTGACAAGTCTTATTTTGACAGCAAAGCCTTACAGTGGTTGTGTGACAAAACACTTGGTTATTTTAAGGATTTTAAAACCATGCCCACATTAGAGGTATTTCAAGTAGAAATATCGAAACTTGACAAAGATAGTATCTTTAAAAAAGAGGTAATAAGCGCTTTAAAGGATGTGTGGACGAGCATAGGAAGTGAAGATTTGCCTTTTATCAAGAAAGATATTATGCAATTCTGTGTAAATCAGGAGTATAAAAAGTTTCTTGTGGAGGGTGTTGACTTATATGAGTCTAGAGATTTTGACAAATTAGAAAAGGCATTTAAAGACGTTACAAAACGTGTTAATATTAATACCAATCTTGGCCATGACTACCTAAATGATATTGATTATAGATACACAGAAGAAGCAAATGATGAGAAGATAGAAACTCCGTGGCAGGTGATGGACGACATTACAGG